AAATAATGTTTAACTTTACACATTCAACCCAAGAGGTTAATTTGGTCATCCAAGCACTTGAGCACAAGATTAGAGACTTGACTGAGTTGTTGAACAAAATGGTTCAGAACGCACAAGCTCAAGCCCCCAAGCCTGAAGTTCAAGAAGCACCAAAGGCTGAATGATGCCAACCCTAGCTAACATTTATAGTTCAATAGATAGCTTTAAACGTAGGCTAGGGGATGTTGTTTCCAATCCAGTTGGTAGTATTCAACAAGCAGTTGGTAATGCAAACGATCAAGCTAGAGATTTAAACGATCTTACTTATCGAGCTGCTCAAGAAGGTCTTAAATATGGGCCAGCTACTCAAGAATTGGGTAGGTCAATGGCAGCATCTTATAGCCCTGTGGGAAGCCTTGAATATCAAGGTAGTCATGTAGCGCCTAATGCAAACAATTACGGTGCTTTTTTACACGATTTAACACAAATTATGCCATCTGATGTTTATTCAGCTAGTGGCAAAAGACTTTATGGTATTGGTGACCCAATAATTGATTCTCAATGGAGAATAGCTGCATTAAAAGCTAGAGGTAAGCCTTATGCTCCTATTGAAATATATAGAGCAGTTCCAAAAGGGATAAAAGACATCAATCATGGGGATTGGGTAACAACAAGTAACCATTATGCAAAGTGGCATGGTGAAAATGTTTTAGATGGCGATTACGATATTCTTAAAAAGACTGTACCTGCCAAAACATTGTCAACTGAAGGTTATCCTTATGAGTTTGGTTATCACGAAGAAGGTAAAGAATGACACATCCTGGTGGTAGACCAACTGATTATGACGAATCATTCTGCGATAAAGTCGTGGAGTTGGGCGCTATGGGTAAGTCTGTAGAGCAAATAGCCAAAGAATTAGGCTTTGCTATTAGAACTTTATACTTATGGAGAGATACTTATCCACAGTTTATGCAAGCCTTAAACACAGCTAAGGAATTAGAGCAAGCATGGTGGGAAGATCAAGCTCAAGCGTATATGTTAGAGCACAAAGATGGGCCAAAACTGAACGCAACATTGTGGTCTAGGTCGATGGCTGCTAGGTTTCCTAAGAAGTATAGAGATAACTCTAAGATTGAGTTGACTGGTGAAGGTGGAGCGCCATTGATTCCACACATACAAGTTAGTTTTGTAAAGCCCAATGAATGAAATTCAAGAGGCGATAAGTAGGGCAGAGTTTCCCCAAAAACTCCAATGTTTATTTGTTCCTGAAAAAGCTCGCTATCGCACGATCTATGGCGGTCGTGGGGGTGGCAAATCTCACTCGGTCGCAAAAGCGCTATTGGTCAAGGGAGCAATGGCAACCTTACGCATTTTGTGTGCTCGTGAGTTCCAAACGTCTATTAGGGATTCTGTACACAAACTACTGTGCGACCAAATCGAGTTATTGGGTTTGTCAACGTTTTACGAAATAACCCAAAATTCTATACGAGGTAAAAATGGTACAGAGTTTGCCTTTGTTGGGTTGAAGAATAACATTGCTAACGTAAAATCATTTGAAGGAATAGACATTTGTTGGGTGGAGGAGGCCCAAACGGTTTCAAGAATGTCATGGAACATATTGATTCCAACGATCCGAAAAGAGGATTCTGAAATATGGATCACGTTTAACCCAGAGTTAGAAACGGACGAAACCTATCAACGCTTTATTGTCAATGCGCCTGAAAATTCCGTAGTTGCCAAGGTCAATTGGTCTGACAATCCTTGGTTTCCTGAAACGCTACGACTAGAGAAAGACGCACTAAGAGCAAGAGACCCAGAGGCCTATAACACGGTTTGGGAGGGTCTATGTAGGCAAACGGTAGATGGCGCTATCTTTGCCAAAGAAATCCAATTTGCAGAGCTAGATGGGCGCATCACTAGAGTGCCTTATGACGCTACAAAGCCTGTACACGCCATTTTTGACCTTGGGTGGAGTGATGCTACTGCCATTTGGTTTATGCAGTTTGTAGGCATGGAAAATAGGCTTATAAGGTACTTTGAGACTAACCAAGAAACCATGTCTAGCATCCTCAATAAGATGCAAGGATTTGGGTATATCTACGATACTTTGTGGCTACCCCATGACGCAGAGAACAAAACTTTGGCTGGAAATGGTCGAAGTATTGAAGAAATTGTACGAAATTTGGGTTATAAGACTAGAATAGTGCCTAAAGTACCAATTGTGGATTCCATTAACGCTGCGAGAACTATTTTCAGTAACTGTTACTTTGATCGTGAGAACTGCCATCAAGGGCTAGAAGCTCTGAGGCATTATCGCTATGAAGTAGACCCTGATACTGGGATGTTCTCTAAGACGCCTTTACATGACAATTACAGTCATGGAGCAGATGCGTTTAGGTACATTGGGCTAATGATTAGCGAGCCTAAAAAAGTCGTTAAGAAAGCGCCTGTAAATATTCAATCTTCTTGGATGGGTTAAACATGGTAGATGATCTTGAATCTAGCGACTTAATAGCAGACGCACAAGCCTTTTTGCACTTATGTGTAGAGGCAGATATGATGAACCGTACTGAGGCGCTAGAAGACCTTAGATTTAGCGCTGGTGACCAATGGCCTGTTGAGATTCAAAACTCACGCACTTTAGAGTCACGCCCATGTCTAACTATTAACAAGGTAGACGCATATTGTCGACAGATTACTAACAACATACGCCAACAACGCCCACGCATCAAGGTTCATGGTGTAAACAATGAATCTGATGAGAAGATGGCAGACATCCTCACCGGCATTTGTAGGCACATCGAGGTCAACTCAGACGCAGACCAAGCCTATGATAACGCTGCAGACTACGCAGTTCGCATGGGTTGGGGTTTTATTAGGGTCAATACAGACTATGTAAGAGAAGATTCTTTTGACCAAGAAATCTACATCAAGTCAATAATGAACCCATTTACGGTTTATTTTGATCCTAATTCCATATTGCCTGACGGTTCAGACGCAGAGAAAGTTCTAATTACTGAGGTTATTTCTAAGAAGCAATTTAAGGATATGTACCCTGACGCAGACGAGGGTGTTCAGTTCAACCAAAGGGGAGCTGGGGACACAAATGCAGAATGGGTGATGAAAGAAGATATTCGCATCGCAGAATACTTCTATACAGTACGCACAAAAACCAAGTTATTGCTTTTGGCAGATGGGTCAAAAATATACAAAGACTTGTATAAAGGTGACCCAAATTTAATCATCGACCAAAGGGACACGGTCAAGAAAGAAATCCGTTGGGCAAAGCTCACAGGGATGCAAATCCTAGAAGAAGGCGTGTGGGCAGGTCGTTATATCCCTATCGTTCCTGTTTACGGTCACCAATTGATCGTTGAGAACAAGCGCAAAAAGTTTGGTTTGGTGCGCCAGGCTAAAGACCCACAAAGGATGTACAACTTTTGGCAAACGTCAATGACTGAATCCGTGGCTTTAGCGCCTAAACCTAAGTGGTTGTTGGCAGAAGGTCAAGACGAGGGCCATGAGAACGAGTGGGCACAAGCTAACGTTAAATCTGCGCCTGTGCTCAGATATAAGCAAGTGGACATCGAGGGCAGACCAGCTCCTGTTCCTACTCGCATCCAACCTGAAGCGCCTCCTGCGGGCATTATGACCGCCTCTGCCCAAGTTTCTATGGACTTGCAAGCAGTTATTGGCATTGTTGATCCTAACCAATTGCCCCAAGGTAACATTTCAGGCAAGGCTTTGAACGGTCAACAACAACAAGTTGATTTGTCAAACTACCACTTTTACGACAATTTAACTCGTTCTATTCGTCACATTGGTAAAATCATCCTAGATTTAGTGCCTAAGATTTACGACACAGAGCGTGTGATGCGTATCATTGGTGACGATGGTAAGCCTGACTTGGTGACCCTAAACACACCTGGAACTGACGAGTTTGGCATCAATAAGATACTGAATGACGTAACGGTTGGTGAGTATGATGTGGTGATGGACACAGGCCCAGGGTATAACTCCAAGCGCCAAGAGGCAGTTCAAGCCATGATGCCCTTGTTTAGCGCAGACCCACAACTTATGCAAGTCGCTGGTGACTTATTTATTCGCAATATGGACTTCCCAGGTGCTCAAGTCATCGCAGATCGTTTGGCAGTCAATAACCCATTGGCTAACATTGACAATAAATCTGCTATTCCCCCACAAGTTCAGATGCAATTGGCTCAGTCTCAACAACAAACTCAAGCCTTGCAACAACAGATTCAACAGTTGCAGATGGCTATGAAGCAACGCCAAGACATTGAAAGTGTCAAACAAGACGCAGAAACTAAGCGTGAACTCATGCGTCAGACTGCCAAGGCGCACAACACAGAATCTATGCTTGAAGCTCGTGTACACGATGTGAACACCAAAGCAATTACAAGCCAAAACAAGACAGAAATTGAGTCAATCATGGAGTTGTTGTTGCACCACATGGACACAGGGCGTTTAGAGCGTGAAATCGCTGCTAGAAACGCTGAACAGTACCAATATGCAAACCAATCTGTTCAATCCATAAGTTGACAAAATAAGCATTTCGTGTTAAAAACACAAAACCTTACCTATGAGGTTCATAGGGTAAATTCTTGAGGAAACTCATGTCTGAAAAAGAAGCGAGCCAAGTGCTCACAAGTGAAAATTCTGGTGATTTTTATGCTCAAAAATTGGGTTTAGCTAACGAGACACCTGTAGAAGCTGCAGAACCTACAGAACCTCCAAAGAGTGAACCTGAAGCGTTAGAAGAACCAAAACCAACAGAAGAACCGAAGCCCAATAAACTTGAAAAGAGGTTTTCTGACATAACAAAGCAACGTGAGATGGCTCGTCAAGAAGCTGAACGAGAGCGTCAACGTGCTAGTGAGTTGGAAGCTAGGTTGAGAGAACTTGAGGCCAAGATTTCGCCAAAGCCTAATCTTGATGAGGAGCCAAGGCCTGACCAGTTTCAGGACGCATTTGAGTATGCAAAGGCTTTAGCTGAGTTTTCAACCGAGAAAGCGTTAAAGCAACGTGACCAGCAAGAGGTAGAGAGAAGGCAAGCGGAGGAACGTGCCAAAACATTTGAGGCATGGAACAAACGCCAAGCAGAGATCAAAGCCGAGTTGCCTGATTACGATGACATGATTGCATCTAGTGAGGTTGTTGTGAGCGACCAAGTTAGAGATGCGATTTTCGAGAGTGATGTAGGCCCAAGAATCCTATACCACTTAGCAGAAAATCCTGAAATAGCTGAAAAGCTAGGCAAGATGTCAACGCTAGGCGCTTTACGAGAAATTGGGAAGTTAGAGGCAAGGCTTGAAAAAGCTCCTCAAGAAGAAGTGAAACCTGTTGTGAAATCAAACGCACCGAAACCGATTAGCCCTATTCGTGCTTCTAGTGCTGCTACAGATACCAATGTTGACTCCAATGGTGAGTTTCATGGTACTTATCAGCAATGGAAAGAACAAAGACAGGCTAAGAAGATTAGGTAAAACTTTTTTCTTTTTAAAGGATATAAATCATGGCAAATAATCTGCTTACCATATCCAAGATCACCAATGAAGCGTTGATGGTCTTGGAAAATGAGTTGACTTTTACATCAGAGGTCGATAGAAATTACGATGACCAATTTGCGGTTGTCGGAGCTAAAATCGGTAATACCGTAAACGTCCGTTAAGAGTCTGCGGACGAAAAACCCTTTCTGATTGACTTGGACGCCTAGAAGTAGGTTACAAGGGGCAAGCAAGAGAAATCTGTGCAGCCTGAACGACTAAGTGAAGGGGCGCTAAAGAAATTTAGTGATGCGATAGTCTGACCTACCGTATAACAAAGGAAGCGGTAGAGAGAAATCCGAAGCGGTTTCTCCCGCAGAGATGCGAGTAACAATTGACCTGTGAGACCAGGTCGCTTTATCGGTACAACTGGCCCTGCTTTGAACGTTGAAGACTTCAACGAGACTAGCGTTCCTGTGACTTTGAGCACTCAATTCCACGTTGA